CTCCGCCTCACCTAATCCTAACCCAGAGTCCGATGGACCCTCTTTAAGGAGGTGAAATCAGCATTTAGCTTAACTGCGCATTCTTTAAAAGAACCGCTAGAAGGCTAAACCTGTTAAGAGTTCTTTAGTGAACCACTCTGGATTACAAAATAAGAAGCACCACCAAGGATGGAAAATATTTTGTTTCAACACCGCTGGTCCCCTTCTAGGTTACCTGAGATAACACTCAGTGCCCCTAGTCAGGCCAGTGCGCGTAGATTTTCTACGAGTTTGAAAGTGTTATATTCCAATTCCGTTTCTTGTGGACTCTTCTTAGGAACTACCCTCCGTGGTTTCCCGGTATTTCACCCGGACCTAGAGGTATGGTTTTTATTATTAATAAACCTAAAAAGAGTTGACAGAAGTGTCAAAAGGAATATAAGCTCTCCTTATCGCACGATCGTCCCCTAAGGGTCGGTTCGTCTACTGAGGAACTTAATATTTTCTATACAGGGCGGGAACACCCCCACAACCGGAATCTATAGTAACACCGTAGCGTGACTATAAATTCTAGGGTCCGACCATCGTCGTCTTCCCATCCCAAGCGCTCCTCTAACTAATTGGAGCACTTTTGCAGATTCCCGGACTATTCGTCTAGGTTTATCTGACCCTTTATAGGGTAGGATTCGGAATTCGCATGCGTCGACCCGTTCGGTATATTCAAGGACTTCCTCGTAAAATAGCGTTGTATTCATTTCTGAATACAAGAATTCATAGATGGCCTCTGGCCGATCTTCGTAATTCATCTCTAAACCGATTAGCATTTCATAGAATTGCTCAATCTCACTTACCAAGGCCAAATATGGTCCAGGTAGGTCGCTTAGAGGTATTTTCGTTCCTGGGCTATCTTTATAACCCAGAGGAAAATACATTGCTGCTGCTCCTTCGGTTATATAACCGTCGAAGTTATCAGTCAGCAATTTCGCCTTATTTACGGCTGACTCCAGAGAATTGATTATCAATCTCGGGAGCAGAGACGAGAACACTCGTTCTCTAGCCTTCTCCGCGGAGAAAGGATAGAGCTGAGGTCCAGTTCCCTCCACCAATGCCTGGTAAGCTGCATGTAATGACGCTTTGATAGGGATAGCGATAGCATCCCCTCTCAGATCTAGCCCCGAATCCGGAGCTATGATCGCGTGCATTACCGTTCTTAGCGGGAGAATTCCGTTTTGGAATCTTTCCCCTAATAACGCCAGTACCCCTAAGCCTAGAGCTTTTTGTGAGGTTACTGAGGAGACTCGGTAATCTGGCAAGACTCTACCTTTTGAAAAGGTATCTCTTGAAAGGACAGCGGTCAAAAGGGAAACGGAGTTTTCGAGCAAGCCCGCTTTTGCGAAAGCAAGAGCGTTAGCTACTCGTCCACCCACTTTCCATCCGGCCCTTATTTGGGCCATGGAAATTCCACTTACGATGCCGAATCCCCAGCAGGTTCGTTTTGCGAACTCAAATACCGGTCGTGTGAGAGATACAATTGATTTATTCAAATTGATCCCACACCCTAATACAGCCATGATCTTGAGATATTCGGCGGCAACTTTGTCGTCAAATATCACAATATCATCTCCTAGGATTTCATAACCTAGGAACCATGTTCGTTGTCCGTAGACTCTAAACGCGGCAAGTTGGACAATCCAGTGATGCGTTATTGCAAGACCGGGCCAAGAAGACAGGGCACCCATGGGTTGCCCTACCTCGTAGAAGTATGGACCTTCAGAGACATTAAGCTTTTCAGCAACTTTGCTATTAAAAGCAAAGGGTCTTTTGACCATAATGTTTCGCCAGTAGCCTCCGAACATTTTAATTCCCACTATTGTGGAGAATATAAATGCAGTAAGAACTACAGGAAGTCTATCCGTGGCGGCAGTTAAATCATAACTAAACGCGCATCCAGCGGCAACAGCCTTATCTTGGGATCGGGCAATAGACGCTTCTTGATCAAATGTCCCATCGTTAGGAATTAATCTTAACAATGAGAACATATAATCATGAAGGGGTCGCATTGCACTCTGTGTAATGCTATCCATTAAGGCGAAAAGCCGCAGTTTACCTGCAGCCTCCTCCTTAATCGCGAATTGCGAGACACCCAGACCAGGTCCGATGCCGTGAGCTCTAAGTGAATCTTTGGTTTTCATTGATTCGGCCTGGAATAATTCTTTTCCAGACTTAGAGATGGGTAAAACCCATTGACCTTTTAAATCAACTTTAGCATCAAAAGATGCGAGTCGATCTGAAAGATCACATGCAAAGTCTAGTTTAAATAAAAACTCCGCTGCACCTACTAAACGCAGGTACGCCTGAATATTTTCCCATAATTTTGGGTGTTTAGTTCTAAGAAGTTTTGTATCTGTTAAGATACCCCAAGCTGAAACCTTGTTCGAAGGAGAAGCCGATCTTGATAAAACAAAATCGGTAGGAGCTAAGTTTTTCCTTAGTTCCCCGGTGTAAACCGAGAAAGGATTAAAGCTTCTTGCTAATCGCAAGAGAGCTCGAAATCCCTCTTTATCCCCTTCAAAGGCTCCAGTAATGGTATTCAATTTTAGTTCGCCTGGTGCTTTTAGCACCCGGTAAAGGTTAAATAAACCCAACCAAAATCGAATTGTAGGTACGTGTCCTTTCCGGATCCGTACTCGGTCTTCCACCGGTATTATCCGAGGAAGACCTCTACTTAAACCATTAAGCGGAAGCTCTGGTGTTAAAACTCTTAGACTAGCTAATATATCTTTACCTAGACATTTTTGGACAGCCACAGAGCAACCTTTCAACCATTTTATGGTAAAAGTCACTCCGTGGTTATGCCACATGTTCAGTGTAAAGCGTATAAAAGTATTCGTTCTTCTTATCCCGTAAGCCAATCGACCTACTCTACCAGTGGATAACATGTTATTGTAACCCAATGGTTTGAATAGAGTCGTACCGAGTTTATCGGTAAGCGGTATCATTTTGGAAACCTCAACAAATTTAGTACCTAATAGCGTAAGAAGATTCAATTTATTTTGGATTTTCATAGTTATTATGTATTAAAGATTTGTTACATCTCCCACCCTTACGGGTTCGGATTTGATTCCATATAGTTGGAGAGGTTGTCCTCCCAAACTTGCCCTCTTCACAGAGGAGCAGCGTATTGCTACGGTAATGGTTTCAACCAAGACATGGTTAGTCTTGTTTCCTGCATTTATGCAAGAGCGCCTGTACATATACCTCGCGGTATAAACAGTTTCCCTTTCGGGGAGGTTTAACCTAAATTTCTAATTATCCCTTTCGGGGTAGTAGATACTTGGTCGCCATTAGCCACCAACATGAACATGAGTATTAGTCCCCGGTTAAGGGTTTTCATTCTCGACTGCCTGCTGGTCGGCCGTACTAGTGGACTGGTGGTATACCTCACGGTATAAAACTCATCCACGTTCCCTGAGACCCTGTCCTTTCATTTTTGAGCTCCGGAATAGACCTTTTTT